TATGGTCGTGGACCATTAGTAAACGCACTATCAGCAATTAAAACTACTAATTTGACAATAGAACTTGTTTTAGAAAATGCACAGATGGCAATATCTGGTGTGTATCAAATGGATGATGATGGTGTTATAAATCCTGATACAATCAATCTAGTGCCTGGAACTGTTATTCCCAAAGCACCAAACTCTGCTGGCTTGCAACCAGTTCAAGCGGCTGGATCGTTTGATGTAGCAAATCTTATCTTATCTGATATGCGATTGAATATTAAGAGAGCATTGTATAATGATATGCTTGGTAATCCTGACAGAACACCAGCAACAGCTACGGAAATCGCAGAAAGAATGGCTGATCTAAGTCGTCGTATTGGATCTGCTTTTGGAAGATTGCAAGCAGAACTGGTACAGCCAGTATTACAAAGAGTTGTTCATATTTTAAAGAAACAAAACAGAATAAAAATACCAACAATAAATGGAAGACAAGTAAAAGTACGATCTGTTTCACCACTATCACAAGCACAAGCTAATGCTGATATAAGTAGTGTAGCAAGATTTCTTGAACTAACACAAGCTCGTTTTGGTCAAGAACTTACAAACATTCTTATTAACTCAGAAGAAACAGCTACCTATTTAGCTAAGAAGTTTGGTGTTCCTGATAATCTTGTAAGAGATTTAGAGGAAAGAAAAGAGATAATTAGAATGGCTCAACAGATGCAACAACAACAAATGCAGATGCAACAACAAGGACAGATGCCAAATGAACAAACTAACTAATAATCCAGCAGTTACTGGATTAGATGGATTCCCAAGAAATAAAAATTTAGAAGAAGAAGTATCTCTTAACTTCACACATTTATTCTCTCAACCAACTGGTCAAGCTATCTTGCAGTATTTACGAAGTATTACTATTGAAGCTGTGCATGGATCAGCAGTAACAAATGATGTATTGCGTCATGCAGAGGGTCAAAGGTATATAGTTGGATTGATTGAAAGACGTATTCAACATGGTCACAAAGTAAAGAAAGGTTCATAATGGAAGATCAAGTACAAGAAGATGTTTCACGTGAAACAACAAGCGAAGAACAACCAGTCAACTCAATGGGTGAAAGACCTGAGTGGTTGCCTGAAAAGTTCAAAAGTGCAGAAGATTTTGCAAACTCCTATCATAATCTTGAATCAAAGATAGGACAAAGCAAAGATACTATAAGAGATGAAGTATTAGCTGAGATTGAAAGTGAAGCGTATGCTGATAGACCTGAAAGTGCTGGTGATTATTTATTACCTGAATCACTCGATCCAGAACTAGCACAAGATAATCCTATGCTCGATTGGTGGGCTGATCATTGTTACAACTCTGGAATGGGTCAGGATGAATTTGAAAAAGGCATTGAGATGTTTGGTGAACAAATTGGAGCTGGCTATGACGCAGATGCAGAGATTGCTGAGTTGGGAGATCATGCAGAAGAAAGAATAGAAGCTGTTGGATTGTTTGTAGATCAGATTGTACCTCAAGATAACCCATTAAGAGAAACAATAGATGACCTTTGCTCTACATCAGAAGGTATACAAGTTGTTGAATTGCTTATGTCACAAATGCAACAAACACCTTTTTTAGATGGAACACAACCAGTACAAGTGATGAACGAAACAAAACTAAAAGAAATGATGCAAGATCCTCGATATTATGGTCATAATAAAGATATGGATTTTGTGCGTAAAGTAGATGAAGGATTTAGAAAGATTTATGGCTAAGAAAAAAGTAAAGAAACCGATAAAGTATTGACTTATATCAAAAGAGGTAACCTTGAGTTCCGACCATGTGTTATTTCTGATGTTGATATTATTGTCGATAATATGCGTTTACCTGATATCAGGGAGTGTGCATTGGTTGGGGTTACACCCAAAGTAGCACTTCATGTGCCTTTTGTTGAAGAAGGATCAAAAGGTTTTACAATCACACACAAACAAAAACCAGTAGCTATGTGTGGTGTTACACCATTAGATGACTATAGCTATCGTGGTAAGATATGGTTTCTTGGTACTGATGATATAGATAGTATTGCCAAATCTTTTTACAAATACAGCAAACTTATCCTCTCATTCTTATCTTATGAGTATGATTATGTGGAAAATTATGTGCCAGTAGATCATGAGAAAACTATCAAATGGCTACAATGGATAGGGTTTGAAATAGAAAAACAACAATATTTTGTAGATGAACATGAGTTTTGTAGACTTTTTTATTGCAATCCTCAGAGAATTGAGTGTAATAGTAAGTTAAGTGAAAGACCCGTACTGCATTAGAGAAGCCCTATATGGATAACTTTTATGACAAATGCAAAGGACAATCTGAAACGTAAATTGTAACTTTAACTTTAAGGAGCTGAATAATGGCAAATACAATAGATACTGCCTTTATCAAACAGTTCGAATCTGAAGTGCATCTTGCTTATCAACGTATGGGATCAAAGCTACGAAATACTGTACGTCAGGCAAACAATGTTACTGGAAGCACAGTTCGTTTCCAGAAGATTGGAACTGGATCGGCAACAACCAAGTCAAGAAATGGCTTGATTACACCGATGGAACTAGCACACACAACTGTTGAAGCAACTATGAGCGACAAATATGCCGCTGATTATATCGACAAGTTGGATGAGCTAAAAACAAATATCAACGAAAGACAAGCTGTTGCAACTTCTGCGGCGGCGGCTTTGGGTAGAGAAACAGATACTATCTTATACACAGCAATGGATAGTGGTGCTAACTCAACTCAAATACATGATACAAGTTCAGCTGTTGAAAAAGCTGATTTGCTTTCTGTATTTGAAACTTTTGGTACTGCAAACATTCCTGAAGATGGTGGTCGATATATTGCTATGCACCCAAAGGGATATGCGGATTTGTTTAATATAACAGAATTTGCATCATCTGATTTTGTTGGTGAGCAAAACCTACCATTCGCTGGTGGTATGACTATGAAAGAATTTCTTGGATTCAAGATCTTTTCAACTGCGGCTATAACAGCTGGAAAGAACATGGCATATCATACAACAGCAGTTGGTCTTGGTGTAAACTCTGATGTTCAGACGGAAGTAAACTATGTTCCTGAAAGAGCGTCACATCTTGCAACATCTATGATGTCTATGGGTGCTGTTGTTATTGATGACAATGGTGTCTATGAACTCTTAGATAACAACTCATAGGGGATATTAATATGGCTTATAGTGCTTCTAATTTGACCCTTTGGTCTATGAATGGAGTTGGTCCGAAACTTTGGAACTATTCGACATCGGACACAATCGCAACTGTTAATAGTGCTGGTTATTTTAATGATGCGGCAAATATGTTAGCTGTTCGAGATGTTATCTGTGTTTCAGATACCAATGCTCCAACAACCCATTGGGTAAATGTCCTATCAAACACAGGTTCTGTAGTAGATGTATCTGATGGTACAGTTATTGTAGAAACAGATGGCGACTAAATATGTCTAGCACAGCGGCAGATAGTTCGATTGATATTTGTAGTCGAGCATTGATTCTGATTGGAGCTGATCCGATTACCTCTTTTACGGATGGTTCTACAGAATCTTTGGTAGCTTCAAATCTTTATGAGGATATCTGCCGTTCTGCACTTCAAAACTGTAGATGGCGATTTGCTACAGATCAAAGAGTTTTAAATAGATTAACTGATGCACCAACTGGTCGATATGATCTTGCGTATCAGTTACCAAATAATAATCTTATTGTTCATGCTATTACTGTAAATGATAACTTAGTCGAGTATCAGATATATGGTGATATGGTTTATGCTGATACGAATACTGGTGATACAGTTATAGCTGATTATACATTTCGACAAACAGAAGAAAACTTCCCAGCATATTTTACTGTTGCTCTTCAATATGCACTTGCTGTTGCATTTGCATCATCTATTGCAAGAGATGCTACAATGCTTACACAAATGTCTGCACTTGCTCAACAAGCAATGATGAAAGCAAGAAGTGTAGATTCACAACAACAAACAACACGAAAGCTAGTTTCTACAAGATTTATTGCTGAAAGGAGGAGTTAATGCGAAAAGCAAAAGTTCCTCTAACTAACTTTCAGTTTGGAGAAATAAGTCCTAGTCTTATATCAAGAACAGATACAAAGGTATACAATAACTCAGCTCAGAAGATTGAGAACTTTTTTTTAAGAGCAGAAGGTGGTGTTATAAAAAGGGCTGGTCTTTCAAAAATATATGAGTTTGATACAACAGTTGAAAATGCAAGCTTTACTATTACAGTATCTGATTATGCAAACATTGCAGTTGGTACACAAATAACATTTAAGAAAAGTGATGGCACTATTATTACAGTTGAGTTTGAAACTGCTGGTGCGTCAAGTCCGAGTGCATCTGTTGGTAACAAACATTTTGTAAGATCCCATCAAGATAATAATACGACTGCTGACAATTTATTTACTGCAATAAATGCTATATCAGGATTTACTGTAGCGAATCCGTCAGCGGCAGTTGTAACTGTAGTAAGAGATGATGTCTTTGAAGGAAGAAATGTTGAAGTAACTACAACAGATTCTACAAGACTAGCTGTTACTAATTTTGCAACAGATAGTGTAATGCAACATAGATTGGTTCCATTTATATTTTCAGATGATGAAAGATATATTATTTCTTTGGAGCATTTAAAGATAAGAGTATTTAGTATTGATACATCTAACAATGTCACACTTGCAACAACAATTACTCAAGATGCAAGTAGTGCGGCTCTTCCTTTTACAAATCAAAATATACATGAAGTAACCTATGCACAATCTGGTGATGTAATGTTTATTGCTCATCAAACATTTATGGTGAGAAAACTTACAAGAACTGGTCTTACATCTTTCCAAGTAGAAACTAAAACTTTTGATACTCAATCTGCTGGTGCAAAAATATATCAACCCTACTTTCAGTTCCAAGATCTTGGTGTTACTCTTGATCCCTCTGCATCTTCAGGAACTGGTATTACATTAACAACAAGTGCGGCTTATTGGGATTTAACTGGTTCTCAATCAGGTGGTAACTACCCTGATTCAAAACACGTAGGCATCACTATAAAGTATCACGATCAAGAAATAACAATTACATCAGTACAATCAGCAACACAAGCAACTGGTAATGCTTTGGCAACTTTGAAGAAAAGATTAACTATTGATTCAATGAGAACAGATAATGGTGTGGCAACTGTAACTGTAACTCTTGCTAGTCATGGATTTTCTGCAAGTGATGCTTTTACTATATCAAGTGCAAATAGTGTTGGTGGTATCGCCGCTAGTAACTTGAATGGATCAAGAACTGTTGCTGAAGTAATTGATGATAATACTTTTACATTTACTGCTGGTGGCAATGCAAATGATTCGGCGGCTGGTGGTGGTACACCATTTTTAGAAACTCATGCTCCAGCTACAAACTGGTCAGAACAATCTTACTCAGCACTAAGAGGATTTCCAGGAGCTGTTACTTTTCATCAGAATAGATTATGGTATGGTGGTACGATTGCTCAACCTGATGGATTGTGGGCTAGTAAGTCAAATGAGTTTTTTAATTTTGATATTGGTAAAGCGGCAGATAATGATTCGATTGATATAACAGCGGCAATCGGTGAAGTGAATACGATTCGTCATCTTGTATCAAATAGAGATCTGCAAGCATTTACATCTACAGATGAATTTATTATTCCAGCTTTTGTTGAAAAACCTACAACTCCTACAAATGCTACAATCAAAAGACAAACACCATTTGGTGCATCATTTGTAAAACCTTTTGTGTTTGATGGTGCTACTGTTTATGTTCAGAGTTCAGGTAAGATAGTAAGAGAAATGTTATTTGATGATGGTCAGCAAGCATATACTGGTCAACCTATTTCGTCACTTGCATCGCATTTAATAAATATACCAATACAAGCAAGCACTTTAGCTGGTGGTATAGATCGAGCGGAGAGTTATTATTTTCTTATAGATGGAGATGGAACGCTTGGTGTATTTAATTCAAATAGAGGTGAACAGCGATATGGTTGGACACAGTTTACAAGTCAAGGATCATTCCATTCTATTTGCACAGTAGATACAAGAGTGTATGCTGTAGTTAAGTTTGATAAAGGGGATGGTACAAATAAATATATTCTCTGCGAGTTTGATAGTAATTTTAATACTGATATGGCTAAAACATATTTTGGCAGTAGTGGAGTATTCGATGTCAGCTCCGACTTTGCCAATGGTGCAGTCCTTGATGTGGTTAGTGGCACTCACTATCTTGGTCAGTTTACTGTGGGGAGTGGCAACATTGATGTGTCAGCTGTGGATAGTTCTCTTCAAAAAGCAGAGATAGGATTTAAGTTTGATGTTACACTCACAACCAACCCAATAGACACAGTTGGACAAAGTGGTGCAATAACTGGAGAGCCAAGAAGTTTGAATAAAGTTATTGTTGATTTAAATGCAACATTATCATGTTCAGTAAATTCAAAGGATTTAATTATACGACAAGTAACAGATGATTTAAGTCAGGACAGAACACCAGTAACAGGAAAGAGAGAGTTTAGATTGTTGGGATATAGTAAAGATCCACAAGTAACAATTAGTCAATCTGCACCTCTTGCTCTACAAGTCAATTCATTAATAGCAGAGGTAACATTCTAATGGATCCATTTACTATAATGGCACTAGCAAGTTCAGCTTTAAGTGCGAGTGCGGCAATAGCTCAAGGCAAGGAAGCGAAAGCTCAAAAAGAAGCTGAAGCTCAACAGATAGAACAAGAACGACAACAAACAATCATTAATACTATGCAGAAGCATAATGATAGATTGCGAGAGTTTGATAATGCTGAAGATATAAATGAATCATTGTTTGCGTTTATGAATAGAGATGATGATAGATCGTTGAAAGCATTTAGAGAAAATGAAAAGCTTATAGCGTCAGATGATGCAAGACGTATTGATACACAAGGTTTATATCGAGGAGAGCAGTTACGATTGCAAGCGGCAAGTGCAAGAAGAGCTGGTCGATCTGCTGAAAGAATGGGTTATTTGAATGGTGCAGTTACATTACTTGGTGGTGGTATGGATGCTTATAAATATAAATATCCAAGTGGGAGATAATTATGGTTAGTGTTGTAAAACAAAGACGCCAGTTTCAAAATACACAGATAGGAATCAATCGAGCAGATATGTCTGTGGCAAATGATCTTGGTCGAGTTTCTCAACTTGCAGATCAAGTTACAAATAGAATGTTTAGAGAAGCCGCAGATAATGCGGCGAAGTCTGCAAAGAAGTTTATTGATGAAATGCCAAACAATGCAATTTATGGTGTTGATCCAAAAACTGGCAGACCAAAAGTAATTGATCTACAGGAATCTTTACCATCAAAAGGATATGGAACGTATGCACAAGATCTTATTAAGAAAGGTATTGATGAAAGATTCACTCGATTAGCAACAAACGAATATAAAGAAAAGTCTGCTGAGTTTGCATCTAAATATCCATTTAGTCCAACAAAGTATAAAGAGGAAATGTCACGCTTTGTTTCTGAAATGAAGAAACCTTATAGCGGTAAATACTCAAATCTTATTGAGGTTGGTGCAACAGAATGGATTGGTAGAACACAAGCAGTTATTCTTGAAAATGCTATTAAGAATCAAAGACGATTAGCTGGTCTTGATTTATCAAATGCACTTAGTGATTTTGCAAAAGACATAGCTTCTTATGGTATTGGTGGTGGTACTGATTCTAAACAAACTCTTGCAAAGATTGATGAGTATATAGACTCGTATAAAGAACCCATTGCTACTATGCGAAATATGGGTAACTTTCGGCAAACACCAAAACAAGTTGCTGAAACTCTTAAAGCAGAATTTGCAGTAAATAGAATTATGCACATTTTTGAAAAAACAACACGCACAGATCCAAAAGGTTTGAATGGTGCAAAGTTCATAGATTCTGTTTTAGCTGGCAGATTTGATTTTCCTGAAGCGTTTAATGTTTCAAAAGAAGAAACAAAGTTATTGTATAAACACGTTGTTAAAGGTGGTCAGCAAAGTGCATTAAGAACTAAGTTAATAGGATTACAAGAAGATAATCAAAGAGTTCGTAGATCTCAAGATGCAATAAAAATTGAAGAGGATAGAAATAAAGATGATGCACAACTCTCACAAATTCTTTTTGAAAAGGAACAAATAAAAGATAATTATGATCCTACTATTGAGGGTAATGCTTATAATCAGTTTGTTTCAAATATTGCACCGATGGATTTAAGAAGTGCTACAGATTTTTATCTCAATGAAATTGAAAAAATAAATGAAGCAACTACTCTTCAAGAATTTGAAGGATCAGTCACACCAAAAGCAATATTGAATACAACAGAAGCTAATATAATAAAGAATGAGCTAACAGATGCTTATAGAAATCATGTTGGGGATCAGATTGTATCTGTTTTTGGCAGAGATAAAGTAAAATTAGAAGCTGTTGGTGAATTTATAAATATGACAAATTTGCCAGATGGTACAGTTAATATGCGACCTTTTACAGAAAGAAGTATTAATCTTTCTGCAACAGAAAGAAAAGCATTACAACAGTTTGGTAAGTTTACTGAGTCTGCTGACCCTCGAGCATCAATGTATGAGAACTGGGGGGGAGATAATAGAGTACGATTAACAAATTCATTACGAGCTGAAATTAACTTAGAAATTAAAGAACGACAATCATATATTGAAACACCATCATCAACATCAGAAGCAAAACGTAGAAAGATACTTGCTTTTAGAGAGGGTATGGATCGTGGTTTCACAACTACATCAAAAGATGACAGACAAATTTTAGAAGATTCATTATTAGGTGATCCAGTTTATGGTGCTGAACTTGCTCAGATTGGTGTGATGGGTGCATTGAGAGATGCTAGGTTTATGACACCTGGAGGTGATTTCTATAAGTTTTATGAAGATATGAATGCAAACTTAGTGAATAAAAACATTTTACCACAATCAGCAGTTATGTTTATGCAAGGTATGGAGAATGGTTCTATATCTGCTGGTGAAGGTCGATATATGTTAAACTTTATAAGGGCAAATATTCTTAGACCAATAGATCAACGAAATATTGTTGCCGATCAAATGATAGAAAAAACATTACCCAATGGCAGAAAGATACAAGCACCTGATACTGGTGCATTAAGCACTACAACTACTCGATTAAATTTATTTAAAAGAGGTCATGGTCTTGATGGTCAAGCAAACTTTTTTGGTGAGTTTATGAGATCATCTCAAGCATTTGGAACAGATGCTCTGCCAGCATTATTTGCGAAAGCAGTTGAGTTACGCAATGATTCAAGCAGAAAAGAAGATGTTTTAAATGATCTTAGAAATAAATTTGATCTCAAAACAAATCAAGATCCAATAGCACATGGTAGAAGAATATTATCTAAGATTGCTGGAGGACAAAACAATCCTCTTTATAATATGCTCAAAGATTCTATTGATGAATGGGCTGTTATTAATTTTAATAATAAAGGAGCATCATTTGAAGATTGGGTTGAGAATATAAAAGATACTTCTTTTGGTGGAAGTGATGATATTGTTCTTGATATTAATGGTGTAATATCAACTAACAACCCTAAAGATATAAGAACACCATATTCACCACAAAGACTATTTGGAGATAAATCAGATCAATTTAAACTTTGGGCTGATTCATTAATACGAGATCAAACCAATAACATTTTTAGTCTTACGTCAGGTGATAGAGGTGGGATGACACAAAGCAAAGGATTTTTTAGTACAATATTTGGTGGATTTAAACCAATGAAAGCTGGTGATCCACATACAAAAGTATGGCTAGTCCCTGATCCTTATACATCAATGATGCCAACTGGTGAGCCTGATTTAGCTACAACTATATTTAGACCACATTACATAAATGATGTTGGTGAATTAGTGCCAGCATTATTCTTTGATGCTTCAGCAGAAAAAGGCAAAGAGGTTATTTATCCTGAAATAAAAGTAAGTGACTTTTTGGAATTTTCAAGATCTGATTCTATGCGTAGGTATAATTAATGATCTATACAAAGAATACAATACTCTCTTCTTCTGCACCTCAATACAATCAGAAACTATATAGCGACATTCCAACGTCAACGAGTTGGACAGATACATTGGCGGCTACTTTACAGTATAACTATGCACCAATGATTAATGCTTACTACAATCGACAAACATATAACGATACAGAGCAAGGTGACTATATTCCTATGGAGAATATACCTGATGAGTATATGGAGTTCAGAGATGATTTGATTCATGCAAAGAACCAAGATCATATGAATGATTTGATTGCTCAAATAGATGGTATGAGAGGAGTGAGGTCAAAGTTAGCTAATGCGTCATTATTTAATCAATTTACTGCTGGTTTGTTTGATCCTATTAATCTTGTTGCTTTACCTTTTGGCGGCCCAACTTATGGTATTCTTCGTTCTGGTCTTAGGGTTGGTACTGGTGTAGCGGCATTACAAGCTGGACTCGAAGTTCCAAGACAAATGTTTGATCCAGTAACAACTATGGGTGAATCAGCCATGAATGTTGGTGGTGCATTTATTGTAGGTAATGCTCTTGGTGGATTAATGGCAGTTCCTATTACACAAAGAATAAATGCAATGACAAGAACAGCTCAAGAGAATGAAGCGTTCTTTAATGCTACACGACAAGTAAATGCAGAACACATGGAGTTTTTAGGACAAAGAGAAATGAGAAATTTTGAAACACTCTCAACTCCTATGAACAGATTGAATGATGAACAAATTGCAAGTTTGGTAGATGCACGACAACTTGATGGTGAAACACTTGAAAATATAACTGGTGCTGTTGATCCACAGTTTGCATATAGCAGACAACAGTTTAACGATTTATCTGCACAAAGACAAAGTGAGCTACTGGATGGCATTGCAAATGAAGCTCGATCAGAACAAGCAATCCGACAACTAGAAACAACTGCTGGATTGGAAAAAACAAGAAATGACCTTGTGAAAAATTGGTTTACCGATTCTTTTGCTTGGAGGTTTATAACCACACCATTAAAAAGAACATTACAAAGTAAGTTTTCAGCCGAAACAAAAGAAGCAATGTTAAACTTAATTGGCGATGGAGGTCATTTTCTTGTTGGGATGAAGTATGGACAAGGTGGCAGACAATCTATTCATACAAAGGCGGCTACTTATCAAGGTGAATGGCTGAAGGTTCATAAGGAAAATCTAAAGATTTGGGGTGACTTTACCGGTCAAGGTGTTCCTATTGAAACAAAGATGGATTGGCATTTTGGTAAGAAACGATATGACCAATGGCTTGAAGATACTTGGAAGAAATCACAAGTTGATCCTGAAAATCTTACACAATATGAACAAAGACTTGTTGATTCTTGGAATAAGTTTTTTAAGAAGTGGGAACAGCGATTAAGAAAGTCAGGTGAGTTACCTGATAAACTTTCATTACAAGATGAAGTGCGTAAACTTGATACTGATTATAGAACATATAATGGCAAACTTAGACGTATGATGAATCAGGCTGGATATGATCCAAGAAGTGATAAGGTTATTGCTCTTAAGAAATTAGTATACAAAATTAAACAAAACAGAAAACAAGCTCGTATTAATCTTGATTCTATAGAAAGAGGATTCTTACCTAATAGAATGATGCGAGATAACTTCTTTCCAAGAATATGGAATGTCGAATATGTAAAACAAAATAGAGAAGCTCTTGCGGAAAAACTAAGAATACATTTTCGCAACAATCCAGAAACTGTGGTTTATGATAGTGATGAGATGGTATATACTACAACTCGTTTATCTACTCGAGAATCCGATATTGAAACAAGAGTACAAAACGCAATAGATGCTATTGTAAATGAAAGTGATCCATTAGGACAAAACATTTTATCTTATGGTTCTGGTGTATCTTCTCACCTCAAACACCGACAACTTGATATACCAAATGGAGATGTTGCTGATTTTATAATGACAAATCCTATTCAGGTTATGCAGACATATACTCGTAGAACAGCGGCAAAGCATGAGTTCTTTAATACTTATGGGTATCATGATCCTGAGATTGTTATTGGTAAGATTATAGATAAAGAGTTAGATGCTGGCAGATCTATTAAAGAAGTGAATAAATTGCGTAGAGATTTTCTTGCGTCTTATGATCGAGTGGCGGCAACTTCAATTAGAAATCCTGATACATACAGTATGAAGTTTGCAAATGGATTAAAGGATCTAGCAACATTAAATTATCTTGGAAGTGCTGGGTTTGCGGCATTGCCTGATGCGGCAGTTACAATAATGCAAAGTGAAATGGGTCCATTATTTCAACAGTTGTTTAGTGTGTTAAATGATAACAGAGTGCGTATGAACGCTATGGAAGTACAACAAGCTGGTGAAGGATTAGAAACTATAATGGCTGATGTTCACATGAGGATTATTGCAGAAGAAACTGCTAATCCTTTTGCTAATTCTAACTTTGAGAGATTAAGAAGAAAAGGACGCCATGTATTTTTTCAGTTAAATTTACTTGGACCATTAACAAGAACATTCAAACAGTTTTCTAGTATGGCTAATAGTCACAATATTATTGAGTATTCCACAAAGTGGGCTGATGGCTCTATTACACAAAAACAAAGAGATTTTCTTGTACGTCATGGTATTGGAGAAAAAGAAGCAAAACTAATAGATTCTCAAAGAGAAGAAAATATTAAGATTGTTGATAGAGTTGCTTACGAAGATGCAAAGTTTTTACAAACACAAAATTTTCATAGACAATTAAACGAAGCACTTAATGCAACTCCTGAATCAAGAACTGCTACACAAGAAGCTTACATATCTGATCTAAGTTCAAGAGATAGAGAACTTATTACTAATTTAGAACCTGATGATTTGAGATTTGAAGATTTTGTTGAAAGAAAATTTCCGTTCATGTTGGATACATCAAATAGGAATGCTAGTATTTTTAGTCAAGAAGAATTGCAACAATTTATACAAAGAAGTCAAGAACCTGATTTCGATCCAGTATCAGAAGGTTTACGAGTGCCTTCTGATCAAGAAATAAAAAGATATAAAAATGCTTATAGTCTTGATGGCTCTCCAAAATTTATGGAAGAGGGAGCTGGTATGCAGAAAAGTGAGAAAGGTTTTTGGTATGCTAACTCTGATTCTTG